CCAGGTGTCTGCATACCTCAACCGCCTCAAAGAGCTTTCAGGAGTTTAATCAATGGCTAACGTCACCGGTAACCAGAGCCCGATCATTAAGGCTCAGGTGTATTCTGAGTTCATGCTGGAGCAGCTGCACGCTGGCTTCCTCCCCGACAACCTGTATCGCAACGTCTCCGACTTCGGCGACGGCGACACCCTCTACGTCCCCGTTCTCGGTGAGACGATCATCCGCGATTACGCGGAAGACACGGGCGTCGTGTTCGATGCAATCGACACCGGCCAGGTCACCCTGACCATCAGCGACTACGTGAGCGGCGCGTCGTACGTGACCGACAAGCTGAAGGAAGACGCCTACAAGGCGGCGTTCCTCGAAGCTGCGATCCCGCGCGAGCATCTCCGTCTCATCAAGGAACGCTTCGAGTCCGACCTGCTGAACCAGGTCAACAAGCAGACCGCTGCGGACCCGAACAGCATCAACGGCTTCAACCACCGCTGGGTGGCTTCGAGTGGCACGACCAACGGCGTCCTGACTCTGGACGACCTGATGTACGCCAAGCTGGCGCTGGACGAAGTGAACGCGCCCGAGGAAGGTCGCCTGTTCATCGTTCCGCCCATCTGCGAGACGAGCATCAACAAGCAGGTCGGCGCCCAGGCCTACGTCAACAACCCGCAGTTCGAGGGTATCGTGACGACCGGCATGGCGAAGTCCATGAAGTTCGTGCGCAACATCTTCGGCTTCGACATCTGGGTCTCGACCCGCTGCCCGCTGAAGGCAACGTCCGAGCAGATCAACGGCTGGTCGGGTAACGACACGCTGGCGACCTCGCGCGTCTGCACGTTCGGCGTGTTCGGCAACGACATGCACACCCCGATCATGGGTGCCTGGCGTCAGACCCCGAAGACCGAAGGCGACCGCAACGTCACCTTCAAGCGCGATGAGTACAGCACGACCGCTCGTTGGGGCCTCGGCCTCCAGCGCCGTGACACCATCGGCGCCGTCCTCGTCAGCCCGAGCGTGTTCCAGTAATACCGCTGAGGCCGCAACCTGTGTTCAACGGGGAGAGCGGCCTCACCTTTCAAGGAGAGTAACATGGGTACTGTTTCTTATGACGCTGTAGGCGGCGCTCGTACTTCGTACGGCCCGACCCCCTCGCTGGCGACCAACGCGGTCGGCGCGACGGAGAAGACGTTCGGCAATCGTGTGGAACTGGAGTACAACTTCAGCTTCGACTCACTGCCGGCCTGGTCTGCGAAGAACGCGCTCGACGCGCTCATCCCGGTGATCCCGGCATACGCGGTGATTGAGGACGTGATCCTCCTGGTTCGCACTCCGTTCGCGGGCGGCACCTCGCTCGAAGTTGGCACGTTCCTGGCTTCGGCCGGTACCGCTGTTGACGCGGATGGCCTGATCCCCGCCGCGGTTGGCGCGCTGGCCAACATCGACGCCGCTGGTGATGCGCTGTACGGCACCGGTGCGCAGGTTGTTCGTCGCCAGGTTGACGAAGGCGCGGATACCGGTCTGGTCGCAGTGGCCAACACGACCGGCGCCGCCGCTGTTGTGGTGGGCATCGTGGCTGTCGGCACGTTCACCGCTGGCGTGGGCAAGCTGGTCATCACGTACGTCAAGCGCTAAGGCGCTGTAGCTGGAGGGGCTGGTCCTGCGTAGCGGGGCTGGCCCTTTCTCATTCTGGAGATTCACATGCCATTGCACAGTGCCCTCACCGGGTCAGATGTACATCAGGACAAGCTGATCGGCGCTGCCATTGTCAGCGACGCCGGCAAGGTTACCACGCCCTCGGCTGTGACGCCGGGCGTAGGCGTGCTTCGCAAGCCGTTGACCACCGAGACATCAACCGGCCAGCTGATTGCCGACGCCGGTAAGGCGTTCGTTCAGCGGGCGGACACGGACGGGGTAGGCGAGTTCCGCTTCCTCCGCCCAGGCGACATCGAGACCTACCTCACCACGACTCATCGGGATGTGGTGGACCTGGACACCGCAGGAAGCGCGTACTCCATCGCCTCCACCGAGGTGACCACAGTGCGTATCCGCGTGGTCCTGTCTGCTGCCATCACGGTGGCTGACGAAGACATCACGGTGACCATCGGCGGTGCTACGCCGGTCGTTCTCACCGTACCGGTTGCAGGCTCTGGCGCTGGCATCATCACGTCGAGCGCGGAGATTCCCCTCTCAGCCGTTCAGCCTGCCGGCTCACTTATCACCATCGCTAACGATGGCGCCTGCACCGGCCCAGCCGCTGCCCGCGTGATCGTCGAACTGCGGAGCTAACCAATGGCCAAGAACGTGCTTGCCTACGTGCAGGCCTGCCTGAACGTGATGGACAGCGATCAGGTGGACGACAACAACGACACCAGCGAGAGCTTGCAGGTGGCTGAGCACTTGAAGGAGGTGTACCTGGAGCTGATGAACCGGCAGGAGTGGCAGCATCTGCACGGCGCCATCACGCTGACGGCAGCTGCTGACGTGAACAGCCCCACGCAGTTCGCCATCCCTGAGACGGTGCGCTACATCGACTACCTGGCGTACAATACCAGTGAGCAGGGTGAGTATCGCCGGCAGGAGCTGAAGTACCTGGAGCCGGAGTGCTTCGTGCAGCGCTTCGCCAACGGCGAGGATGCGACGAACAAGCTGCTGGTCACCGTAGGTACGAAGGAGCAGTTCTACGTCACGCTCGATGCGTGGCCGATGTTCTGGACTAGCTTCGATGACCAGACCATCTACATGGACGCGGTGCATCAGGACTTCGACAGCACGCTGGTGGCGACCAAGCTGTCCGCCCGCGGCGTCATCGTCCCCACCTTCAGCGTCACCAATTCGCACACGCCGAACATCCCTCTGCACATGGAGCCGCTGCTCCAGGCCGAGCTGAACCGCGAGTGCTTCAAGTATTTCAAGCAGGTTGAGAGCACATCCGATGAAAAGAAAGCAAAGCGCCAGCTCGCTCGAGCCCGTCGAGAGTCCAGCAAAATCGAGCGAGAGTCTGACCGATTCTACGTCAACCGATTCGGCCGCAACCGCTGAGGCCAGCGAGGTAGTCGCTACCACGGCGTTCGGCAAGAAGATCAGGGTGGAGCAGGTGCCCAACTCCAGCTTCTGGCGCTGCCACTGCGAGGGCGGAGGCACGCAGCCGATCCCCGGTGTGTTCACGCGGCGCCAGTATGCACTGGACGCAGCCGCCATCTACGAGCAGGAGTAAGTTATGCCGCGAGGCCAGCGAGACGACACGACCCGCCTGAAGCTGAAGAAGGAGTATCGCTCCTTCCAGCGCGGGCTCATCACCGAGGCATCTGGCCTCACCTACCCCGAGAACAGCTGCCGTGACCTGGACAACGTGGACATCGAAGTCAACGGGTCCATCCGTCGCCGCCTTGGCATCAGCCAGGAGCGTGACGGCCAGCTGATCGGTGGCGGGGTGCTGTCTGACACCCTGTTCACCAACACCGGTGGTGGCCCGCTCTCGCAGGCTCCGTCTGTCCTCGCTGCCTCTGAGTCCTACAGCTATGACGCGGTGACCGGCAACGGTGACTGGACGTATGGCGGTTTGAACCCCGGCATCGTGACCGGTGCCTTCGAGCTGCCGGCGCAGACCGGCAATCCGTCGTGGATGCAGCAGGACTTGAACATCACCGACTTCGACCGCGTGTACGTGCAGTGGGAATACCAGGAAGACTCCAGCCACGAGCCCAAGGGCGCGGCGCTGTTCGGAGCAGATGGCAGTGGCGGCGGGCAGGGCTTCGTCTGGGGTGATGACGGGCTGCGCCTGCTGACCTCGGCTACCCACACCACGGGCTACGTCAAGACGCTGCTGGAAGGCGGCAACTACGAGGCCCCGCACCGCTTCACCTTCGAGATGGTCAAGACCAGCCCCGGCTCCTTCCTGGGCACACTTCAGGTGCGCCGCATCAGCGACAACGTGCTGCGCTACAGCGGCAGCAACATCGTGATTGGTGCGTCGGGTGACTTCATCACCTTCCGTGGCCAGGACGGCCAGGGCCACCGCGGCTTCCCGCGCTTCGACAACATCGAGATCGAGCTGGAGACGTTCGGCGTTGAGACTGATTTGCCTGACACCACTGTCCCGCAGAACGAGTTCGCCGTCAGCACCCACCTGTGGTCCACGCCTAACGGCGACGGCCGTAAGAACTTCCAGGTGTTCCAGGTCGGCAACACGCTGTTCTTCCGTGACCTGGAGCAGGAGGCGGTGAGCAACCCGCTCGACACCGCTGTGCCTGTGCTGTTCCAGACGCTTAGCTTCGATGGTGTGGGCACCGGCTTCATCTACAACACCACGGCCGCGCTGGCTGCGCGCGTCAAGCTCCAGTCGGCCAGCGGCAACGGCCGCATCTGGTTCACCAGCCAGGCGGTGGTACCATTCTACGCTGAGCTGTCCTCCGATGGCACGGCGATCCAGCTGAAGGCTGTGGGCGTGAGCGAGTCGGCGGACGGCATTGAGGCCGTGACCGGCGCGCGTCTGATCCGCGATCTGGCAGGTGTGGACGATGGCCTTGACCCCGAGGAGACTCCGGGCTCGATGTCGCAGGAGCACCTGTACAACCTACTGAACCAAGGCTGGCCTTCCGCCAAGATCAACGACTATTTCACCGATCAGGCGAACTACCCAAGCAACAACCAGCAGTGGTTCTTCGGAAAGACAGACCTGGACGTGTTCGACCCTGCCAAGCTGGTGGAGCAGGACTTCGGCTCGAGCCTGGCACCCAAGGGCCGACTGATCATGGACGCCCTACTGGGCCAGCGCGACGGTATTACGCACGCAGTCAGCGGCGTGGACAGCCCGCTGAACTTCAACGATGCGCAGGGCGAGACTTCAAGCACGGGCTGGGAAGCCGTGGCGTTCTTCGCCGGGCGTGTCTGGTTCGCCGGTGATGTGAATCCCAAGCGACCGGGCTGCGTCTACTTCAGTAAGACCCTACAGGCGGTGACCGATGCAGGAAAGTTCTTCCAGCAGGCAGACCCGAGCAGCGAGCACTTCAACGACTTGCTGGCTACGGACGGCGGGTACATCCCGATCCCCGGCGCCGGCAACATGCGCCGGCTGGTCGAGTTTGGGTCCGGTCTACTGGTCATGGCTGACAACGGCGTGTGGTTCGTGTATGGTCGAGACGGTGGCTTCACCGCCAATAACTTCTCGGTTGAAAAGCTGACCAACACGGGCATCATCGGGCCAGGCAGCGTGGTGCTGACCGACCAGGGTGTGCTGTTCTGGGCGGACAACTCGGTGCATGCCGTGTCCTTCGGCCAGGAGAGCAACAACCTCCCGTCCGTGACCGACCTGGGCGAGCAGACCATCTTCAAGTATTACCAGCTGATCCCGCGCGCCTCACGGCTCGCCGCGGCCTCGTGCTACGACACGATCAGCAAGAAGGTATTCTGGTTCTGGCTGTCGAGCGAGGAGGATGCGGAGCTGAGCCAGTCGGTGTACGACCGGGCGCTCATCTTCGACACCCGCACTGGCGCGTTCACGACCTACAGCTTCCCCATCGGCACCGAGTCTCTGCTTGGTGTGGCGGGTGGCTTCGGCCGGCAGACGCCCACGGTGCCCTCGATCTACGAGCCCGTGTACATCAGCACTGGCGAGATTGTGACCGACAACGCACTAGAGGTGGTGACCGCAGCTGACCCGCTGGCTGACCTGACCCAGTCTACCCTGACCAACAGCATCAAGCTGCTGGTGGTGGTGGGCGACGAGGCAGGCCTACGGGTGGGCGAGTTCTACAACCTGAACTTCACCGACTTCGCCAACTTCAGCGGTATCGACGAGGAGGAGAAGGATGCCTACCTGGTAACAGGCGACGACACCATTGGCGACCTACAGGTCAACAAGCAGACGCCGTACGTCCACAGCTTCTTCACGCGCACCGAGTCCGGGTTCTACCCTGACCAGACGCCGAAGCGGGCCAGTGGCTGCACGCTGTATGCACGGTGGGACTGGCACAACTCCGCCGCGGGCAACCGCTGGAGCGTGCCGCAGAACGCCTACCGCTACCGGCGCCCGTACGCACCAGTGGACCCGCTCACCGACACGTTTGACAACGGCGAGGAGATTGTGTATACTAAGCTCAAGGTCCGGGGTAAGGGCCGTGCCATCGCGCTCCGCTACAACAGCGTGGCTGGCAAGGACTTCCGGCTGTTGGGCTTCAGCATTCCCTACTCCGCCAACGAGGATTGAACATGAGCATTATCGCAGGAGCAGCACAGGGCGCAGCGGCGGGGTCCGCTGCCGGCCCGTATGGCGCCATCGCAGGTGGCGTCCTGGGCGGTATCAGCGGGGCGTTCGGCGCGAGCGGTAAGCGCGCCGCCCGCCGCGCGGCCAAGGCCCAGCGCCGGATCGAAGCACTCACCGCCTTCCGCGAGCGGGTGCAGGCTGTCCGGCAGAGCCGCATGCAGTCGGCTGAGATCGCCGCTCGAGCCGGCAACGAGGGCCTACTGGGTGCCTCGTCCGTTCAAGGCACGCTAGGTGGTATCACCAGCCAGCTGGGCGCGGCCTTCAGCTTCGCCAACCAGGTGGACAAGCAGAACGCCATCATCCGCAAGAACAGCGAGAAGGCTGCCAAGCAGGCGGACATCGCTGGTGGGGTGATGAGCCTGGCCAGCATGACCTCCAACCTGCCGGCCGGGTTCGGCGGTGACACAGCATCGAGCTTCTTCGCCGGCGCCAAGGAACTAGGCCAGAACGCGGGAGGTGCGGTGCTCAGCTTCTTCGCCCCTCGCGCTGCCGGCCAGTCGCAGAGCTTCAACCAGACGAGCGGCATCCAGACCTTCGCCTACCCTGAATTCAAGTAAGGAGCTTCATGGATATTACCAGCATCCTCCCCACCCAAGGGGCCAACCCGCGTGACGACCTGTTCGCCCCGCCCCCGAAGGCCCCGGTCAGCACCGAGATCGACGACATGGTCGAGCTGGCCATTGGGATCGACCCGGAGGCACGCAAGACCTTGGCCAACCAGGCGCTAGAGAAGGAAGTCAACGCTGGCTTGGAAGATGGCACCCTGGACCGCCCGAAGGTGGACGCCCTGGCTGCCCGCTACAACCAGGAAGACGAGGATGATGTGCTGGCTGGCGTGGTGCATGGCCTGGCTGACGACGGAGACTCGGTGAAGGACATCACCGGCGACCAGATCAAGGCCAACCGCCGCGCCGTGGGCCAGCTGGCAATCCAGGCGCTGGAAGCATCGCGCACCGACTTCGCCAACGCTGGCGCGGACGCCGTGGCGGCGCCTGTCACGACGTTTGTGACCAAGGTGCTACCCGACATCGCCGGTAACGTCCTCTCGCTCAGCACGAGCCAGCGGGCGCTGTCCGCGATGCGCTCCGTGTTCCCCGAGATTGGGAGCCGGCTGGGCGTAGGCCAATCTGTGACCAAGATGCAGGAGCTGATCGCTGGCATGCAGCCGGCCGAGGCTCAGGTGAAGATCGACCAGCTGGTCCAGGCTGCCCGCGACCAGGGCAACGACGGCCTGTGGGAGTCAGACACCCAGACCCAGTGGATCACCAGCATCCTACTGGGCAGCTTGACTGATCTTGCGGCCGATCCTACGGCGCCGATCAGCAACAAGATGAACGCCGCCGCTGCCTACCTGGAGATGGCGGGCGTACCGGTGGCCGCGCTTCGCGGTGCAATGGCCGGCTTCCAGGCGGTCAAGGGCGTGGCCTCAATCACCGCACCTTTCCGCGCTGCTGGCCTGAACGCCGGTTCAGCTGCTGAGGTGGTGAGCAGCACCAAGGCTGGCGCCGAGCGCATGTGGGAGCTGTTCACTGGCCGGGCGACCGGCAAGGTGGACCCGCGCTTCGCCCCTGGCACGTCCAGCGAGGACATCCTCGACACCCTGGCCCTGCCGAAGCTGCTCAAAGAGGCGACACAGGACGGTCCCTTCATCGCTACGGCCCTGGTGCCGGAAGCAACCCGCGCCACCCTGGCTGCTGACCCGGCCTGGCTGTTCGGTGCTGCGCTTGTGCCACGCATGAACGGCACCTATGCCGGTGCCCAGCTGCTGGACGGCGGGTTGACCGCCACGGTGCAGGTAGGGACTAAGGCTGGACGCGGGTTCAATAGCGAAGCTGCCGCCAAGGCTGCCGCTACCCGCGAATTCCCTGGTGCTCCGAACGTCTCTGTCGCCCAGAACGGCAACAGCTGGTTCATTGAGGTGTCCAAGACGCGCCAGTTTGGCCTGTCGGACATCAACGAAGCCCCGAACATGACCGGTCGTGGCTACTCCTGGTGGCGCCGGTTCGGTAAGGCTGCCTCCAGCGGCTCCGACTATGCCAACTTCAGCTCCAACAACGCGGCCCGCACCGGTGAGCAGGTGGCCACAGCTGCCCGCGACCTGACCAAGCCCTACTGGGACTTGCCGGCCGGCAGCCAGCGCCGCGTTGCGGCCGTGCTGGATGAAGGTGACGAGACGAAGACGCTGTTCGACCTGAAGGCGCTGCGCGAGAAGGGCCTGCGGGACAAGGAGATCGCCGGATACTTCGCTGTGCGCAAGCTGGCGCAGGTGAATCGGCAGATCAAGAACATCAACCTGCACCACAAGTGGACCGCCAAGGGCTACCGTGGTGTGACGCTGGCAGGTATTGGCCAAACCGGCATCAAGCCTGTCACCATGACCGCGGACGAGAGCGTGACAGCGGCGGTGATGCAGATGGAAGGCATCCCGGCTGCCTCGATCCGCGCCTGGGACGGCACGGCGGGCGTACCTACCACCCTGGCTGCGGTTGCACCCAACCAGCGCGTGGTTCGCCTGATGTCACCCGGCCCTGGTGGCGAGAAGTTCGCCATCATGGACGTGCGCGACATGACCAAGCACACGGACCTACCGCTCGACTTCATCCCTGACGTGGCGGGCTACCTGCCGCGGCCGTACAAGTACCCGGCCTACGTCAAGGCGTTCGACGCCAGCGGCCGTGCAACCACCCTGCGCCCTGCGCGCTCGATGGCCGAGGCCGAGAGCCTGGCTGTGGAGCTGAAGGCCGGTAACCCTGGCCAGCGCGTAGAGGCAGTGATCGCCAGCGAGCTTCGCGTGGTGAGCGACGAGGATGAACTGGCTGAGCTGTTCGATGCGGGCCTGCTGTACAACTCCACCCGCGGGCCTTCGCGCCTGCTGGACGCGGTTGGCGGCACCCGTATGCCCACGGTGGGCGACCGTATCCAGTCGATGATGACGGACACGGCGTTCCGCACCGGCCTGGCACGCTGGTCTGAGGTGCAGAAGCTGGCCTGGCACAACCGGTGGGGCAAGCTGTTCGAGGGGCGCTTCAACCCTGGTATGAACCCGGCTGAGCTGGTGGTCAAGGGCAACGCGAACGCCAAGGATGTGGCCCAGGCCCGGCACGAGGCGATGTTCATCAACAACACGTCCGGCGTGGGCGAGGTGGCCAAGGCTGGCATGCTGAGCGAGTCCAGCTCCACGGTGGCTGAGTGGTTCTACCGCGGTGCGGTGAAAGCGGACGAGATTGCCAGCAAGCTGCGCGGTGATAAGGCCGGCAGCAAGATCGGCAGCGACCTTCGTGCGCTGGCGGACAACATCGTCGGCCTGGATGGCCGGCTGCTGGGCAACATCAAGACCGTGCCGTACGTCATGTTCCTGTCAGGCAACCCTGCCCGGCAGCTGCCGCTTCAGATGTCCACCATCCCGATGCACTTCGGGGTGACCGGTGGCACCACCTACGGTATCAAGGGTGGGTTCAGCCGGGACATTACCGGCATCCTGCTCAACACAGTGAGCCCTGGCGCCGGCGAGAAGTGGATCAAGACGATGGGCGGCGACCCGGAGCTGCTGGCGCGCTTCCAGCGCAGCGGCGTGTTCGAGTCGGTGGACCATCACACGTTCTCAGCTGGTACCATCGGTGACATCAGCCGGGCAGGTGGTGGCGGGCGCTTCTCGAGCGCTGCGTCGAACACCCATCTGGCCCTACGGTCGGTTGGTATCGACGCGGGTATCCGCATGGAGAAGGCCTCGGCCTGGCTCCTGGCGCACAACCGCTTCAAGGTGATGAACCCCGGCAAGCCCATCGGCCCGGCTGAGGAGAAGCAGATCGCCAACTTCGCGGAGAACATGAGCAACAACCCGAACGCCAGCGACGTGCTGCCGTTCCAGCGCGGTCTGGCTGGCTTCCTCACGCAGTTCATGTGGCAGCAGGTGAAGATGGTGGGCCGCATGGCTTCCGTCATTCCCGGCGCACCTCAGCAGGGCTTCACCAAGGCGGAGAACCGCAAGATGGCGGGCATCCTGTTCCTCACCTACGGCCTTCGTGGCTTCGGGATCGAGAGGTGGGCGCGTAGCCTGGCTGCCAGCCCGACGATGCAGGCCTTGCCGGAGCTGATCCGCGAGGAAGCAGTGCAGACGCTGACCGATGGCGTGGCCAACATGCTGGCGGACCAGTACCTGGGTGAGTGGGTCACAGATGACGCGGACACCAAGCCGACCAACCTGGCGATCACCGAGTCCTTCAGCCCTGCCTCGCACATCGGCGGCACCGTAGCGCTGCCTCTCAAGGTGGCCCAGGTGTTTGCCACCGGTGACTGGGAGATGCTGGCACAGGCCCGCTGGCAGGCGCCTGGACTGGGCGTAGCTAAGGCAATGGTCGAGACGCTGGACTTCGCTGCATCGGTCATCGGCGCACCGCCGCTGCCGAGCGAGGATAGCTCACGCATCAAGACGGCTGCCGTGGTCCGCAAGGTCATGCAGAAGTTCCCTGGACTAAGCAACGCCATGAAGATGGAGATGGGGCTCGAGTGGCGGCGGAAGTACAACACGGCGGGCGACCCGCTGGCTGAAGCCACCAAGCTGGAAGGTTACATGGCGTTCATCGGCGTGAAGAACCGGGAGGAGATGCTGGCCTATGAGCTGAGCACCGCCACATCCGGTCGGCAGATGACCGACGCGATGAAGACGCAGAGCATCCGTGACCTGGCATACGAGACCAGCCAGTGGATGTTCCCGCTTCTGGACGAGCTGGTCGAAGGCCGGGTGAACTACCAGGTGGCCCGTCAGTACATCGACGAGAACATCACCGTGCTGTCGGAGGGCCTACCCACCGAGCTGTACGCCGAGTATGGCAACGCGCTCAAGGCGCTGGTTGACAAGCGCGGTGAGTCACGGTATGCTAAGGTGTTGGAGCGGGTGATGGAGCAGGCCGGAACGGGCCGGGCGCCGTACACCCAGGACTACATCGAGTACCTGAAGAACCTGCCACTTGAGCCGGCAGCCAAAGAGGCCCTAGTTTCTGACATGAACCGCAAGCTGAACGGAGTGCAATAATGGTAGACCTGACCCGCGTACAAGCCCCTGTCGTGCAGCCCACGACGGGGAGCAACCCGCTGGCCCCTGACGCTGGCTATGCCCGAGCTGCACAGGGCATCGCCGCTGGCGTGGACAACAGCCTGACCCAGAAGGCGGCGCGCGACAAGGCGTCCGCCATCAAGGAGGGCGACATCGCCCTTGGGCAGCAGGTGGGCGAGATCATCGCCATGCAGGAGGGCTTCCTGGTTGAGGAGGCCGAAGCCCGCATGGCCCGCGAGGCTGGCGAGATGGCTGCCGCTGAGGGTGTGCAGCTGGGCGAGAGCGGCCAAGAGGTGCTGTCGCAGGCCGGCCGTCTCCGACGCAGTGGTGCCTACCTACAGGCGACCGGGCAGGCAGCCACCCGCAACCAGCTGGTCACCATGACCAAACTGCGTGGGCTGGTGGCGCAGCGCCCTGACCTGGCCAAGGAGCTGGTGACGGTGACGAACGCGGTCAGCGCGGACATCAACGCCATCCTCAAGACCGAGCAGGACAATGCGAACAGCCTGGCGGCAGCGCAGCGTACCGCCGAGGTGAGCGCAGTGCGCGGCATCCTGGTGCAGGCCAACCTGTGGAACCCGGACATGTCGTACGAGGCCCAGGTGCAGTTGGCCAAGCAGGCGCAGCACTACAACTACGGCATCGCGCAGGACAAGGACCGCTTCACGGCGCTCGAGCAGAACGCCGGCGCGGATCGCCTTCGGTTTGAAGGCCAGCAGCGCGAGGTAGGCCGGATCGAGCTGGAGCTGAAGCGGGATGCACTCGAAGTGCTGAACAGCAGTTACCTGCCGAACACCACCCTGTCGATCAACGCCGAGGTGACGCAGCAGATGGGCGAGCCGGACGCCAACAAGCGCCTGACCAACCTGGAGCAGCTGCGTGCCAACCGCATCGCAGACGCCCAGGCCACGCTGTCTCGGTTCCCCGACCAGCTGGCCAGCGCCATGTCGCAGATCAACGCGCAGTATGACCGCGCCATCCCTCGCCTGAGCGGCAAGCAGGAGGAGGACACGGTGACCACGGCCAACCGCGTGCAGACGGCGAACGCCTGGGCCACCCTGCTGGACCTGAACCCCGACCTGGCTCACCAGGAGGTGCTGGTGCAGAAGCTGGGACCGCTGATCGAGGTGGCCTTTGGCCGAGAGAAGACCAGCGAGATTCTGTCCAGCTCCATCATCCCCAAGCTGACCGCTTCGATGGGCCAGTCTGGTATCCTGGTGGATACACGCAGCGAGGAGCGCAAGCGCAGCGACCGCAAGGCCGGCATCCCCGACCCCGTGGCCAGCTCGATTGCCGTCCTGCCTGGCCAGCGGCCGAAGGACGTACAGCCCCAGCAGAAGCGCCAGGCGGCGCGAGACGCGGCGGCGGTGCTGTCGGGTGCCTCACAGCCCGACGCGGCCGTGGTGACCCCGGAGATGCAGCCGTTGGCGGTTCAGACCGTGTTGTCTACGCTAGATGACCCGATCATGCAGTCGGATACCGCGGCGCAGAACCTGTTCGTCGGTCAGCTGGCCCGGCCGGAGACGGTCAACGCCTTCGCCGGCAACCCGAACGCCGGCCTGGCTCGAGACTCGGGGCTCAAGCACCACCGTCGCAACGAGCGGGACGTGATCGCAGCGCTGGAAGCGCAATATGGCGCCGGCATTGCCTCCCTCACCCGCATCCGCGTGCTGCCTGACGGCGTGGTGCAGGTGCTGCCGGCCGCTGGTAGCTCCATCCCACCGCACGTAGCAGGTCGAATCGAGGCTGAGATGAACAGCAACATCCGCGCTCTGGCGCACGTGAGTGGCGGTCAGGACTACCTGGCTGCGGCCCGCACCCTGCTGGGGAACGGGCAATGATGCCGGCCAGCCCGTTCTCGAAGCTGGTCGAATGGGTTGGCGAAGCGCCGGCTGCCGCGAAGTCTGCGGTGGCTGGGGCTGCTGCCAGTATGGACGCAGGAGATAAGGCCGCGCTGGCCCTCTCCACTGTCCCTGTAGTGGGCGACGTGGCTGGCGTGGCTAACGACGTGCGCAACTACATCACCGGCCGAGAGGAGACCACCCCGTTTAACGTAGGCATGACCCTGGCGGACGCGCTGATCCCGTTCGTCCCGAAGGGCACCATCCCGAACGCCTTGGGCATTATCGTCGGTCGCAAGTCGAAGAAGTGGGACCGCAGGGCCGAGGAGCGGGCGCAGATTCTTCTGGACGATCTGAGCACAGGTGGCGGTATCAACCCGAACACCGGCAAGATCGACCCGGCTGACGCCCAGGCTATCTACGAGAAGCGCGGCATCTACTTCTCGGACAAGGACCAGCCGATGTCTATGATCAGCGACAAGGACTCGAAGCTGGATGTCGGCAAGGTGGTGAACGGCGCGAAGATGAAGCTGTCTGAGCTGTTTGAGCACCCTGAGCTGTACGACCACTACCCTGAGCTGCGTGACCTGGCCGTCCGAATCGTCCCCAAAGACTCGCGCTACCACGGCGCTGCCTGGTACGACCCGAAGGAGGGAATGCCGACCGCGTATGTGGAGATCGCGGAAGGGCACACCCCACGCTCCCTGAAGAACACGCTACTGCACGAGGTGAACCACATCATCCAAGGTGTGGAGAATTTCTCCCTGGGCTCAGCCCCTGGATCAGCGGACTCGATCAAGCGGTGGGTGAACAGCCTGCCTCCGGGTACCAAGACCGCACCGGTGAAGAACGCCGGCCTGGACGTGTGGGAGGAATTCGAGCGGCTAGACGGTAACGCCCAGCTTGAAGACCTGTACGGCCTACGGGGCGCACGCGCCATCTCCCGTGAGATGCGGCAGGGGTATGCCACCGTGGATTCTGTGACCCAGCTGGAGGAATTCTCCCGCAACCTGGGCGCAGTGGGCGGCTTCCCGACACTGAAGAAGCGCATCGACGCGGCCGTGGTCGAGGCGAAGAAGCTGCCGTTGGAGACAGACCACCAGATTTACGAGCGGATGGGTGGTGAGGCGCGGAGCCGGCAGGTGGAGGAAGTGTCTCACATCGGGTCAGACAAGATTCGCACCGTTGATATGAGCAAGATGCGCCGCACCAACGGCGATGAGCTTACCGAAGCGGACATCATCCCATGAGCACGTGGCCGGTCGAGTACCTGGCTGATACCGCCTTCGGCGAGCAGGACAACAGCGCTGATCTTGGCGCTGTTGCCTTCGGCGCACCCACCCGCAGCAATGCAGGGTGGGCGGTGGAGTGGTCACAATCTGACGTAGCAACCATCACACAGGAGACACCCGTGAAGAACACCAGTGCAGAGTTCCGGCCCGCACTTGAGGGCCTGGCCAGCCGGCTGAACATCAAGCCTGAATGGCTCATCTCCGCTATCAACTTCGAGACAGGCGGCAGCTTCAGCCCCTCGGTACGCAACAAGGCGAGCGGCGCAACTGGCTTGATCCAATTCATGCCGACCACAGCCAAGGCGCTGGGCACCAGCACCGACGAGCTGGCGAAGATGACCGACGTACAGCAGCTGGAATATGTGGAGAAATACTTCCGTCAGTTCAACAAGCCGCTGCTCAACCTGGGAGACGTGTACTCCACCATCCTGTGGCCCAAGGCGGTTGGCAAACCGGACGACTTCGTGTTGTTCAAGCAAGGCACGATGGCCTACCGCCAGAACAGCGGGCTCGATGTCGGCAAGAAAGGCTACGTCACGCGCGGTGACGCGGTCAGCTATGTGGAGAAGCGCGCGAAGGCAATGGAGGCGAGGAATGGACAGTAACACAGCGAAGTGGGGATTGGTAGGCAAGCTATTCATGGGTCCGAAGGAACCGGAGCCGAGCAAGCCTGATGCCGCTGACGTGGGCAAGGCCGCTGGGAAGGGCCTGCACGGCGCGTCCGCAGCGCTGAAGGCAGCGCGCGAGAAGCGCAAGAAGTAGAACGCAAAAGAGCCCCGCTCTCCGATGTTCTGGAGGCGGGGCTTTGTTGTGTCAGATGTACGTCACCACGATGACAAGGATCAGCAGCGTTATCACGTCATGTCCTCCAGGGTGCGGAAGCTGACGAACGTAGGGAAGCGAGGCGCATCCTTGGCGCCGTATGCGAAGTGCTTGTACGTCACCGTGAGGCCGGGAAGGTTGGATCGTTCAGCCCACAGCGAGCGTCGCTGCTCTGCCGTGAAACCAGACCCGATGCCGAAGACCACACCGTCCGGTCTCCGACACACAAGCGAACCGAGCACGCCGGCAGGCACAAGACCAGCAGCAGCAGTGCTGCGCTCTGTGTGACCGCACTCGTTGCAGTGGGCCTCGTTCTCATTGCGCATCATCTCCTCGACGCCGATCACCTCGGCCTCATCTGTCTGGAACAGCTTGACCTTGATCAGGCCCTGCTCCTTCACCGTGCTGCGGCCCTGTTTGTACAGGCCGTTCGGATCGCGGGTCATAATGCCCTCGTACCCTTCAGCGATGTACTGGTCCACTGCCGCCTTCAGCTCCTCCAGAGTGGAGATCATGCGGTGGGGAACCACGACGGTACGCATCCCTGGGCACTGGTACAGCTCCTCCACGCCGGCCAGTCTTCCTGCGAACGGATACTTAGGGAATTCTGTATCATCGAACACGTAGAAGGTGAAGTCCGGGGTGCCATCCTTCCGCATCACGCCGCTCATGGTGCGAGACATGACGCTCTCCTCTCCCGGCTTTTCAACAGGAGGGCCTACAATCAGCGCACCGTCAAGCCCTTCCAACTCAGGGCTGAACTCCTGTGCCCATTGCTGGATGTAGGCGTTAGGGATCGGCTTGAGGCTGCGGCTCAGTGCTACGCCGTCCTTGATGATGCACCGCACGCCGTCCAGCTTGGGGCTAACCAGGCACGGCAGTTTGATCAGGCCCAGGTCGCCCTTGCAATCAGCGGCCAGCATCGGCTTGAACGTGCTCACTTGAACGCCTCGATGTGCTTCACCAACTCGGCGGTCAGTGTTGGGTCGAGGTAGATGTCCACCGCGGGCTCCAGATACCCTTCGTCGGCGTGCTGTGAGCGACGTATCTGGATGGATGGGTGATTGTTACCGTACTTGCGGAGGGTCACGGTGACAAAGTGGTTGGCACCAAGGCCGTGGGTCTGGACAGCGTGGCTCATCGCTTACCTCGAATGGCGGACAGCTTCTGGGAATACTGCTTGCGTGCCTCGCTCAAGACGAGCGGCTGCACCAGCATGTTGAACGCGGCAGCGTCCTGCTTCAGCTGCCGCTCACCGGGTGCCACCGGGCTGAGCACCGCGACACGAAGTCGGATGGTCAGCTCGATGGTGTCCGTGTGCTCTAATACCGGGTCAGCTAACACGGATGAAGCGGCGACGGCTGAAGCCGTTGATGGCCGGGCACTCGGCTAGGACCACCGTCTCGTCCGACACCCGGATCACTGTGTACGGCAGGCCGGCCGTGAGGTTGAACTGCGAGCTTACGGTGGAGAAGGCTGTCTCAGATGTCACGGTCACCTTGTCACCGACACGGATGTCAGAGGCTGGCCGGTATGCCGGCACCGGTGCTTGAGGCAGCGGCTTGACATCAGCATCCACAACCGGCGCCGGCTTGCGGTAGCGGTTGTCCTCACCCAGGCCCTGCTTCTGGTACGTGGTGAGGAAGGCCAGGCAGCACGCCGCATGGTCGAGGTGAGGTAGCCCGCTCTCCGGGTCGGTGTCCTCGCCATCGTTGAAGGCGGTGAGGTGGCGCAGCGCAGCGTCGATCAGACGGCTCCACTGCATACCGCCTCGCCAGTTGTGGGCGGCGTACTTCTTGGCGCCGAAGCCGAGCACGGCGGCGACACCTTCGATGGACTCACGGGGGATGAGGCTGATGGGCGCCTTGCCGGCGTCGGCTTTCACTGCTGACATGCTTGCTTCTCCTTACGCTTGAAGTGACGGTCGATGAGGAACACAGACGTGCAGGCCCCAGATGCACCACCCAGGCCGATGGCCAGGGCGATGCTCATGGTGCTATCCACGATCAGGTTGATCATGTAGAAGTCGCTGATCGCCATCAACATCGAGACTGGCGGAATCCACGCATACCGCTTGTTGGTTACGCTGATCTGCTGCGTGGATCGCAGGCCAACGTACAGCATGCTGATGCTGAAGGCGATCAGGTAGTTCACTCGGTGATTACCAGTCTCGTGTCGAACAGCGACTCGAACAGCGCCTTGAGCAGCAGCTCCGTGGCCTTGCTGCTAGCCGGGCTGACGCACTCGGTCGGGATGCCGTACGAGGTGGCGACCAGCTGGTTGAGGAACGGTCGGGTGAGGGTTACCTGCTTCATGAGAACTTCGCCTTCACGTAGGACGTGCTGTACCACGCCGGTTCAAACTGCCCATCGTGGCACTCGTGCAACATGACCAGGCCGGACCACCAGTTCTGCTGCGTCGCCGCGGCATACTCGTGACCACCCTCGTCGTAGCAGCCGACGACCAGACCTTGCAGCTTCTGCCCGTCAGCACGGGTCATCTCGAAGAAGTCGCGCTGATGGCTGTGGCCTACGACCACCGACATCATGCCCTTCAGGACGAGAGACCGAGCGTGGTTCACACCACCGGTGGGCTTGCCCATCGCACCGGACGGGAGGTAGTGCTGGAAGCACACGCCGTCGATGATCAAGGGCTTGAGGAACGGGTGAACCTTCCACCCAGCCTGCTCGAAGCGGAGGTCGCTGATCTGCAACTTGCCGTGCAGCTCAGGCTGCAAGGTAGCGGCGCGGTCGATGCGGTTCTCGTGGTTGCCCAGCGTGATGTGGAACTCAGGCAGCTTGCGCTTCATTGCCTTGTAGGCGGCACGCACCGGGGTCATTGTGCGCTGCACAGCGTCAAGGCTGGCCACGATGTCTTCCTGGTAGCGTCGCCCCTCGGCGTTCTTGCTGCCCTTGTCGTAGCTGCACAGGCTGCCCATGTCGGCCCAGTCGCCAACGCTGATGACTACGTCTGGGCGCTTCTCAGCGATGAAGTTGCCGAGTGCATCGAAGCGGCTGTTGTCCTGGTCAGGACGAGCGTGTGCATCAGGTACTACTAGAATCTTGCGGCCGAGCTTGCTCATTGCGTTCCTTTTGTGTGATGACATGGTGACACTCGCGGCAGAGACAACGAAGCCCGTCCGCCTCGCACAGCATGCGGAGGATGAACGGGCCGGCGTCGTGTTCGATGTCAACCAGCGTGCCGCAGGGCACGATGTGGTCAACGTCGATGAACTTCTCAGGGAAGTAGTGCTGACAGATGGCGCACTGGAACACCCACTTGAGGCGGTTGCCCCACTGCTCCCTGTCTGCGGCTGTGACAGCCCGCCTTGCTCTGCGCTTACACTCGTAGATCGGCTTCCACCGCTGAGACATGCGCCGGAGGGAGGAGTGAATCCACCCCCTGAACGCAGCCTCAGTCATGGTACCGGCGTTACGAGTGCGGGCTACGAGAACCCGTGGCACTAGATGATCGAGTCAGCCAGCCCTGCCTGGAGCGACTGCTTCGCGCTGAACCACTGGTCCTTGCGGGCCGTGAACAGCGTGTCGAAGTCGCTGGCCGGTCGGCCGGAAGCGTCAGCGAAGATGTCCTTGATGCGTGCTTCCAGCATCTTCACGAACTCCAGCTCGTCCTCGATCTCGTACGCCTTGCCCATCGCCCCGAAGGCAGCGCGGTGGATCATGACGAAGGCGGACGGACCTACCTCACGCTTGCTCGCAGCCTGGAGGATCACCGCACCCATGCTGGCAGCCATGCCACGCACTCGGATGGTGATGAAGTGGCCTTCCTTGCGGAAGCGCAGCAGCTCGTCGAACAGGCGGAAGCCTTCGATGATGCTGCCGCCACCTGTGTTCATCTCGATGGTGATGTCGGCCTTGGGGTAGAGACGGCTGTACACTCGCAGGCTGCCGAGTAGCGAGCCCACCGACAGGCTGTTCACATCATCGTCGAACTCGAAGTAGCCGCGGTTGAAGTCGTACTCCGCCTTCTGCTTGTAGGCAGCGGCGTTGGCGGCGCGGTTCAGCTCCGAGACCGCCGCATCCTTGCGGGCTTCCTCGATACTGATCCGTGTCTGATCGGCCTTGGCTTCGTTGAGGCGAGCCTCAGCCAGGTACGCCGTGTCTTCCGCAGTGGTTGATACTTTCTTTGCGACCATGCACTACTCCTTCATTGTGCCGGCGAGGTAGTCTTGGAAGTTCCAAGCCTGGCCTACGGCACGGCGAATCCACAACAGCTGTCCCACTTCCTGTAGCGTGGCTTCCCAAGCGCTACCGTACGTGGCTTTGTACTTCTCTACCACTATGTTCGCACGATCCTTCCGTGTGGTCAAGTGGTCGATCAGCTTGTGCGCTGTCTTGTCCCCGATCTTCGGGATGCCGGGGATGTTGTCAGCGGTGTCACCCATCAGCATCTGAAGCCAGAACCAGCGGTCACTCGCATCGGGGCTGATGCGGAACTTGATGTCCTTGCCCCAGTTGTAGTGGTTGCCGTGTATCTGCATCAAGTCCTTGTCGATGGAGCAGACAATGCCTTCACCCTTCATGTTCGTCTGGGTGATGCCGATCACGTCGTCCGCCTCCTCGCCGCTGCTGATGTTGGCAGCTGGCAGGCCCTCGAACCACTGCCTACAGGCAGCGAAGTGGACCGGCTTCTCAACGCTGGTGCGGTTGCCCTTGTACGGGGTGATGGTGGCCACCTCCTCGCGGAAGTTGCCCTTGCCGGTGAGGAACAGCTGGTAGCTGGTGGCCTCCATCTTCTCGACCAGCGCGTCGAGCTTGCGCTGGCAGATGAGGAGGGCCAGCCCCTCGTCGAGCACGTCAAGGTGCTTGGTGCAGGTGTAGTCCTCGGGGCGTTCCTTCAGCCCCATCTCCTTCAGCCACACGTCGCGGTCCTTGGCGTTCTCGAAGGTGCGTTCCCCTTCCGGGTAGGTGATGGTGTACCGGTTACGCTGCGCCCCGAAGGACGACTCGTAGACCAGCACGTCACCGTCAATCAGGAGGTGACGGCTCACGACGCCGCGGCGATGATGGCGTCGAGCAGCACGCCACCCAGCGTCACACCTATCAGCACCAGCGCTGTCACCACCGCAATCGGCAGGGTGACGGGCAACGTGGCGAGCAGGAGGAGAACGGTTGCAGCCTTGCGTCCGCTACCCATTAGACCACCTCGTGCTTGATGATGGTGACCGTCTTCAGCACACGGTAGGCACCAGCGGTGCGGCCGATCTGGCCGGGGCGGCGGTGGTTTGTGACCTTGGAGGATAGCTCCTTGGCTGCCAGCTTCGCCTTGGAGTAGGTGGACCAGGTGCTGACCATGCTGCCGCCGATGTCAACCACCGTGTAGCACGTCTTCGTCTCACCAGGGAACATGTCGAGAACCTGCTGGTTGACCTGGTAGGTCTTCTGGTTGCGGGTCTTCAACAGGCTGGGCGACTTGGCCTTCGGGGTGGAGGCGATGATTTCCTCCTGGGTGGCAGGGCGGAAGCGGCCGGAGTAGAGGCCGACATCATACCCTTCGATGCGGATGATGGTGGAGCCGTACGCGGTGTCCACCTCTCGAACCGTGACAACCTGGGCCATCGGGATACGAGGGCTGCTGAGGGATTTATCACCGTCAGCACTGATGCGGACGACCTTGTCACCCACTTGGAACTTGCTCATGTGTATCTCCTATCTTGATGCGGCGATCATCGCCACGTTGGCTACGGCATAGCAGACGTAGGCACATGCCCACGCCGGCTTGCCTTCCATCCAGAACGCAATGGCGGCGCCACCGTACAGCAGGGTGGCACCCCACAACACGATGGCGCTGACCATTAGAACGGGATGTCGTCTTCGTTGAACTCTACGGCTGGCGCAGCAACAGGTGCAGCGACCGGCTGAGGCGCAGCGGGCTGCGGTGCCGGGGTCTGCACAGGAGCCGGAGCAGCTGCTGCCGGGAGGTTCGTGGAAGGCGGGGTGCCAGCATACAGCGCCGCGTAGTTCTCATCGGCGTAGCGCTCCAGCTTGATGGCCAGGGCCAGGGCCTTGGTCAACGTCTCCGCACCGGTGACGCCAACAACGTGTAGGCTCACCGCGTTGTTCACCGCACGACCAGCCTTGATCTCCGTGTTGCGATCAGAGGGACCGGTGGATGCAGGACGTGGTGCGCTGGCTGCCGGGGATGCAGGGGCAGCCCGCTGAGCCGGCGCAGCGGATTGCGCAGGGGCTGCTCCGTTTCCCTTGGCCACCAACTTGATCGGGCCATCCTTGTCCCAGTAGGTCTTTCCTGCCTTCTCACGACCCTTGGCGAAGAATTGCACCGTGTCGCCGGCTTCCAGCGTGACCCAGTCCTTGCCGTTCTGGACTCGAATCTGGAGGTCGCCCTGCGGGGAGGGCTTGATGCCGCCGCAGTCGTAGTACGTACCGCCGACCTTCAGCTGGGAGAAGTGCGTCTTGCCCCACTGATCAGGCGCCGGCTTCTCGCGGAAGGATACTGCTTCGATTACACCTTGGACTGCTTGGCTCATGAAGACTCCTTGTTGCAACGATCCTCTACTTCCTCGTTATCGTCCTCGGACCCGGTGATGCCAAGGTCTTCAGCGATTTGCTCTAGCTCCTCCTGCACAAACACTTCGAGGATGTCGGCGCCGTGCCCATCGTCGGTCTGAATGACCAGCGACTCGAGCGCAGCGAGGGCTCCGATCTTGCTGTACTCCACCGTGCAGAAGCGTGAGAACTCCACGCCTCCGACAACGATGGTGACTTCCGTTTCCACCTTGCTCACTTGAAATACTCCGGTGCTGGCCCGCCGTCAGGCTCCCAGTTGGTGACGTGTACCACATAGTAGTCATCCCCGAAGGTCTGACGCAGCGCATCCATCTCGCTGCGTTCCTCCAGGGCGCACCACATATGGCTGGGCCAGATGGCCACAGGTATCGGGTCGCTCGTCATCAGTGGCACTCCATCCAGTTGCGTCCCATCTTGTAGTCGCCAGCCAGTGGGCAGCGTACCTTGAAGCGCTTCTCAGCCCAGCGCATAGCCTCGTCGAAGGTCTCGCCAATGATCTTGGCGTTGGCTTCGGTCGTGGTCTCGAACTGTGCTTCGTCGTGCATGTGGATGATCTGCTCGAAGGGGATGCCCAGTCGGCGCAGTTTCTTGTGGGTGTAGCTGGTCGCTGCCTTGACCAGGATGGAGCCGGCGCTCTGCATGAGGGTGTTGAGACCGGCGTGGTTGTGACGGACGTACAGCTTGCGGCCGTCGAGCCCCATCAGCCACTTCTTCTTGATACCCTGCTCGATCCTTTCCATTAGTTTACCGTACTTCGGCAGACCTGTAAAGAACCGCTGACGCAGCAGCGCACCATCAGCCTCGGTGCCACTGAAGCCGGGCAGCCCAGCCACCACGCTACCAATCTTCGCATCACCAGCGCCGTAGATCAGGGCGTAGATGAACGTCTTGGCCACGTTGCGGAAGGCATCGTGCTGCTCATGCCCTGGCCCTTCCTTGATTCGCTTCGTGCCCTTGGGAACCAGGCCCATCAGCTGCACGTTGAACCAGTGGATGTCGCCGCTGAGAATCTGCCGGGTGTACTCCTCGTCACCCATGTAGTGTGCCAACATGCGCAGCTCCAGACCGGCAGCGTCGCAACCCACCTGCACCTTACCCTCTGGCACACAGAACAGGGCGCGCATCTCCTTGCCCCACATGGTACCAGGGCGAGGTACGTTGACCACCACACTGTGCCGCATACGGCCGGTAGGTGTGGCGTTGGCGAACGCACGGGCTTCGATGCGCCCATCCTCTCGCACCTTGCTGAGCCAGCCACGCACCTGGCCAAGCCGGGTGATGGCGACGAAGCGCTCAGCCAGCGCCTTGCCGATGCCGCCAAGCTGCGCCGTGATGCTGTCCTCGGTGAACTTCGGGTTGCCCTTCTCGGTCCACTCGGTCGGCGTCCAGCCATGCAGCATGAGCAGTTGGATGACCTGGTGCCTGGAGTCGAGGTCATACTCGCTGAAGCTGACCCGGTCGAACTCGCCGCCGATGGTCACACCGTTGACAGAGTGCGACATGCCCCAGTCACCGCAGTCGATGAGGACGTTGGCATCCTTCTCGCCCGGCTCCAGACCTAGCGCCTTCCATGCAACAGCAGACGGTGCGCCGTTCTTCTTGAACGCCTTGGCGACGGGCTCACCCTGTACACACTTCGGCTTGATGAAGCCAGCGCAGTAGGTGGTGCGCTCAGCGATGTAATCCGTCAGCTGCTGGACTAACTTGTTAGCTGCGTCGAGGTCGAAGCGCACGCCGACGTACGCCTGCCGTGCCATGATGGCAGCGATGTCGTGCTCAAGCAGCAGGCTGGTGGACCAGTCATGTGTGCTCAGGTACTTGTGGTGCAGGTAGCGGTCGATCTTGCGCAGGGTGTCCACGTCCTGGTCGCAGTAGGTGCCCATCTCCTCGGTGTACTCAGCCCACGGGTCGATGCCCGCTGCCTCACAGCGCTCTTGGTAGTCGTCCTTCGGCGCATTGACACGCACACCCCAGTCCTTCAGGGAGTGGGTGCCGCTGTACTCCGGGTCCACCACTGAGCACACCACCTTGGTGTCGAACAGGATGTGGCCTCGCGCCTTCAGGTCCATGCCGAATCGCTTGAGGACCGGGGCGTCGAAGCCTACCTCGTTGTGTGCGATGCACATGGTGGCAGGTAGAAGCTGATCGACTACCGCCTTCACCGCGGCCAAACCTACAGCGCGCTGGACAGGCTGGTCATCGAAGGCGTAGGACATGCAGTGGATGAACAGGCCCTGCTTGCGCAGGAGCCCGTTGGTTTCCAAGTCGTAGTAGAACTTCACAGTGGCTCGTCTCCTGATCCATCGTCCTCGGGTGGCTCGGCTGCCTGCACCAGGCGGCTGGCCTCGTGGTCCCAGTACATGCGGTCAGCTGGCCCAGTGTCGCCAGTCTCACGGCATTTGAGCACATGTATCTGTGACACGTTCCGCTAGTAGTCATCCTCGTGCTGCTTGTTGCGGGACACGCCGAAGATGTCGAAGCTGATCTGGTACAGCGAACCGCTGCCCTTCATGTCCTCCTCGGTAGGTACAGCACCCTGCGACCAGCTCTTGGTGCCACCGGGTGGCTTGCGCAGATGGCTGATCAGACAGACGTGAGACTTGGTGGTCTCAGCGAAGTCGAGCAGCTCCTCCATCATGGTGTCCTGGTCGCCCAGGCTACCGCCCTTGTCACCGAACTCACGCACACCAAGGGTGACGTGGTCGAGGAAGAACAGGCGGCAGCCCAGCTCGTAGTGCAGGTGCTTGAACTTGCCAAGCAGGCCACCCTTCGCTTCCTTGCTGCGCCGGCCGTTCTCCATCGTGAAGATGCGGTTGGTGCCGTACGTCTCGTCGTATGCCTGCTTGCGCTCGGCGGCGGTCATGTCGTACCACCGCTTGCCCATATGAAACTGCATCAGGCCACGCCACGTCTTCTCGGGCGCTTCCTCCAGCTCCACCTCACCGATCTTCCAGTCGCTGGTGAGCAGCGCATGCTGCTTGAGGCGGCGGATGTACGAGGTCTTGCCGACTGACGAGCCGGCGATCCACGTGCTGATCTCTGCCTCACGCATGCCCAGCGTCTTGCGGGCCATCATGTCGAACTCGGCAGGGTAGGGGATGAAGTCGGGCTGGACGTACGACTCCATCCGACGCCACACTTCCTCGCCGTAGATGATGCCGGTCGGGGTGTAAGCTCGTGCGTTCCACAGGCAGTCGAGGAACTGCTTGGCCTGCCCGTCGATCAGCATCTGGTTGGGATCGGACGGCAAGGTGAGAAGCACCGGCTTGCCGTGCGACAGCGCAGCGGCGAACTCGTCAGCCTGTGACCGACCGCCCTCGTCGGGGTCGTAGGCAATGGCGATCTTCTCGAAGCCCTCGAAGTATTCCAGGTTGCGGCGCCAGTTCTCTGCGCCCAGGTTGGCCACCACACGGTAGCCCTTGCCCTGCGATGCGAGCATCTGGTGGACAGCGAGGCAATCCTCGGCGCCCTCTACAACGATGAGCATCTTGCCGCCGTTGCCGGCTACATGTGAACCGAAGGGCAGGTTGCCTGCGGTCTCACCGATGCGGCTGGTGTCTGTCTTCTGCCGATGGCCAGGGGCACGGGTGAGTTTCTTCTGGTACCCTACGTGGGCACCATCCTTGTACAGCGGGAAGTAGTAGGCCAGCTCGCTGCGGTCGGTGGTGCTGTACTCGATACGCACACCGAACAGCGCCGCCGTCTTGGCGTCGATCCCTCGGGCTAACATGTTACCCGGTGAGAGTTGGTTGATCTGTTGCAAGGTACCTCTCCAGTCGCGTTCGCTTAGGGCCTCGGCCTTGCCGCTCCCTCCTGTGTTGTGGCTGCACACGAAGCAGTGAGTGCTACCGTTGTCGTACACCGCAGCGCCATCACTGCTGCCGCACTTCTGGCAAGCCTGATGCCTGATGAATCTGCCCATCTGATTCTCCTGTTAGAGCGGTAGTAGGGTAGCGGGTTAGCAGGGGGGGGGTAGCGGGTTATCTCACTACCCTGCTAACAGCTACTGCTACTAGAAGCTGTTAACAGTAGTGTATCAACAGCCCGCGTCGGTGTCAACCAGCAAGTCCTGCGCATCCGGTGCTGCCTTGTACACCTCACCCTTGATGGTGTCACGGCACGGGAAGCAGATGTCCCAATACTCCTGGCAGATCGGCATCTTCGCTCGGGCTGCTGCCTCGGTCAGCTCGCAGTTGCAAGCACGGCACCTCATCCGCCCACCACCTTCTCCAACTTCTGGAACAGATCCATCATGGCAGAGTTACAACCCGGCAAGCGGTGATTCTCAAACAGCTTGATCGCCGGCTCCTTGATGTAGTCGTAACTCAGGGTGTTCTTCAATGCGTGCTCCCATTCATTCCGGCCGCAAGTTCCGACCAGGATGCGGAGTACACACAGCTCGTCGTAGGTGAAGGACACCACCTGGCCAGGCAGTACCTGCTGCCAGTGGCTGGATTTGAAGTCACGGGCCGACATGAAGTGAACATCACCGGCTGCATCAGCAGGGCAGCGCCAGTCACGGGTATTAGTGTAGGCAAACGAGTAGGTGACGCCGGCCTTAAAGCCGACGCTCTTGTCCTCCATCATGAAGTCTTTGATGCAGAGCATCTTGATGTGGTCAGCGTGTTTAATTTTCACAGTACCTCCGTGGTCTTGATGAAGCGGTAAGGTCGGCGGTGGGCGTAGCGCTCCAGTCGATCAGGGTTGTTGAACCACTTGACGCGGCTGGCTGCCTGCGCCTCGTTCTTGTAGCCGGTGACCAGGTCGTCGTACTTGTCGAGCACCACCCACACCGTGAGCGGCTGCGGCTTGCGGCGGAACTTGTTGAACACTCGGTCGGTCAGCAGGTGAGCGCTGTGCTGATCAAGCGGCGCCCAGGTAAAGCCGGTGTTCCACTCCAGCTCCACACCTTCAGCGTAAAGCTTCAACCACTCAGCGTTGTGTGGTAGATTCTTTGCGGTCATTCGGTTTCTCCTGTAGTGCAAGGGTTTCAATACGGATGCGCTCAGCGTCGGCACATTGCAGACGCTTCGGTACTTGGTTCACGTTGGACCAGCGCTGGTCTAGTATCAGGCGCTGGGTGTATGTCAGGGTACCACCGACTGCGGCCATCAGAACTCCAGGCTCATCTGTGATGTGCGAAGCACGGCTGTCTCCAGTGTGCCAGGTGTAACACCCCAGCTGCGGCACACGCCGGCCCACACTGCGGCCTGCGCATCCCGTACACTGATGCCGTTGCGGTTAGCAACCTCGGTCATCAGCTTCAGGGCGACTAACATGTTAGCCTTGGTGGTGACACGCGAGTGCGGCACGTCGAGGGCACGGGCCATCCACGTATCCAGCACCAGCGCAGTGGTGTCACCATGCAGGGCACGAGCGAAGGCGCTCGTCTTCGGGCCACGTATCTCGCCCGTCTTGCGGTAGTGGGCCAGCGCCACACGGGTGGACTTGATGACGCCACCACGAGGCAGCTTGCCCGTCTCGAAGTAGGCCACCGTTAAGTCCCAGTTGCGCTTCACCGACATGCGAGGGCTAATGACGGCGAGCACGTTGATGAAGTCGTCGTGATCCCAGCCATGCCGCTCGCACTCGGTGATGATGAACTCACGAGCGTCATCGTACCAGTTCACCCAGCCGTTGCCCCACTGGCACAGCTGATCCAATCGCTCGATCATGTTCATCAGAAGGGTGTCCCGTGGTATAGAACATTGGGTGGGTTGCGCAACGGCACAGCGTTCGGCATCTTCACGATCCAAGGGTTGGCGTGCGCTGCATCCACCACGTTGATCCGGGGACGCACCGATGGCGCCGGTACCTTGTAGTCGTTCGGCGGTGTGGCCCTGGTCTGCGTGACGTGCAGCTTGTTGTCCACCTTCTCCACAGTGGAGCGACCCGACGTGTAGCCGTAGTCGTACACCACCATGCGAGGGCGTGACCAGTGATGCTGCGTCTCACCTAACAGGCCGACGTTGTGGATCGAGTATTGGTTCTTGCCCAGGTACCGAACATCCACATCCAGATCACCGCCGAAGTAGGACCGTAGCACTGCCATGAACTCATCGCACTCCGCCTCGGCGGCGGTGAACAGGCGAGAGTTGCTGTCTACCTGCTGCTGCACCCCGTAGAACACACCGTCCACCTCACCCCACGCATGGTAGGGCAGCAGCTTGCCTTGCACATACTCCGGTGCGTCATGATACACACCCAGCTCACGCTGAATGTCCCACATCAGGTCCAAGCGGTCACGATGCAGCGAGCTAGCGTCATGCTTGCTGGCCTTGAGCACCCACTTCTGATGGTTGGCATATACCCCGTGCGTTGCCTTGTAGCACCCGCTCCCGATGAGGTGCGCGTTGCCACGCTTCAGCTGCTGCACCAACTCCTGCACTAGCGGGAGGTTACGCTCTGCGTCGATGACTGTCACCATCGTGCGCCGATCTTGCTGTTCCGAATCCATTCTACCCTCCGTGCATGAAGCGTGTGACCAGCCCAAGATATACCGCGAGGCCGGCGAGTAAGGTGATAGCGACACCGATGATCACTCCGACCAGGAAGGCTAACATGTTAGCCAGCGTTGGACCAGAACGCATCCAGGTAGTCAGGCTCCAGGCCCAGGTTGTCAGCGATGATGCCTTCCAATTCTTCGAGCGGGCCATCGCAGGCCAACACACTGGTGATCTGCTCCTGCGTCTCACGCACCGCCTCCTCCGCATCGAAGCGGCTGATGCCGTCGCGCTTGATCAGGATGTTCACGATGGCTAGCTTGCTTACGTCGGTCATGTTTCTTCTCCTCGCTTGTTGAAGTCGGTGATGTGTACTAGGAAGGTGCCGCCGTTGCCGTCAGGCTCACGGCTGTAGAGGGCGAGGCGTAGCTCGCCGGCCAGTGCATCAGCAGCACGGCGTGCCATCCCTCGGTCATCGAGACGGTAGGATTCCACGCCCATGCTGGTGGTCACTGCAACGCGCAGCTCAAACGGCATGACACGCCTCGGTGTACACGCAGTGCTCGGTGCCGTCCACGTAGATGACACCGATGGCATCCTGCTTGTACTCGTAGGCCACGGTCAGCATCGAACGCTTCACGTCATGCCGAGCGGAGCGGTTGGGCGTGAAGCCCACGAAGGTAGCCGCACCCTCGATGTCACCACCCCAGATACCCAGCTGCCCAGCTGGACCGCGGGTCATGTTCGGTTGCTGGATAATCTGCACGCCGTTAGAGATCAGCGCCAGCTGCACCGCACGGCGGAAGCCCAGCCACTGCTCATCATCCATCGGTGCGCCGCTGATGTTGCGGCCGATGGTCACCACTATGGTACCACGCATAGGCTTCTCCTTGTAGGGACAATCAGAACAGGTTGGGTTGCACGGTACACCGTGGATGCCAGCGCCGTAGCATACGCACTCGTTCACGACGGCCACCGATGCTCAAGCCACACCATCACCACGATGGCGGCAGCCCACAGTGCAGCCATGTCGGCGCCGCTCACAGCATCACGCTGCGGTCGAGCACCTGCACTGCGCCATCGGCCAGCTCGGTCCACGAGGTGGTGATGCGGCCACGTACCTGCACCACACCGCAGCGGTCCTTGATGCAGCGGAACAACCCGTCGTTGGACTCAGGGTGCTGCGGTTGGTAGTCGATGCTGGCGATCAGCGTCCACCCACCCCGCATGAAGTACACACCCTGGTCCGTGTACCCGATGCCAGTGAGTGCAGTGTACGCTTGGCGTAGGTTCTTGGCGATGATGCCAGAGTGCGAGAGCGGAGCGACTAACATGTTAGCCCGTCCTCGTGATGCACACACGCCACTCGTTCGGTAGGCGAGGGTCAGCGATGCGTTCAACTGAGAAGTTGCGGTCGGTTCTGCTGACCAGGTGGGATCGGATAGAGTGCAGCCGTTGCTCCAGCCTCCAACACGGAGGCAAGTCCGTGTAGAACTCAGCACCGAACGTGTGCGACTCACCAATCTGCAACCCACGCAGCACTGCGGTTGGGCTCACCTCGGACAGCGTACTCTTAACGCTGGGGATGACACGAAGGGCAGGTCCGCCGCTCGGCATGCGCTTCGCACCAGTGGCAGCGCGGATCATCGCATCGACTTCAACTTGCGTGTACCTCTTCATCTCAGGTATCTCCGAAGCACATGACATCCAGCTCGGCCATCGAGTGGACATGGTGGGTGTGAATGGCGTAGCAGGCGGTGCCGAACACGCTGAAGACCAGCGACAGCACCAGCCCGATCACGATGTAGTCATCGTGCCTCATGACTTCGCCGCCAGGCGGTAGGCGGTAGACAGGTCACGCAGCTTGATCAGCTGATCCTCGGCCAGGGCGTACGTCTCGTGCTCGGACACACCCTTGAAGCCGGACTCGTAGTTCACGACACGCCACATGGTGTTGCCGTAGTCACCGATAAAGGGCTGCACTGACCACGGGTAGTGATCGCCCACGCTGTGGCCACGCAGGCCAGAGGTGTCACCGATGTGCGGCTTGGCCTCGACACCAGCCACGGCTAGCCCACCAGGCACATGGCCTGTGGTTCCGACCGCTTCACCTGCCTTCATGATGCCAAGTTCTTCGGCGCGCTTGTTCTGTGCCACGATGGATTCCAAATCGTACATGTACTACTCCTTGTTGTGTGATAGTTCGTCGGGCGTCATCAACCACGGGCTGGTTGGGTCAGGCCCGTCCTTCACCAGCCCACGCACCGGGTATGCGGTGAAGTAGGCAGGGTCAAGCACGTCGGTGACGGTGAAGGCCAGCCCGCGGCTAGCCTCGGCAGGGTACAGATGGTTGATGAAGTAGGTGCTGCCTGCCTTGATGTCGGTGATGTTCATTGCGGTACCAGGGTGAAGTGATCGAGCCAGCCAGGGCTGGTGATGTAGTGCGGCATGCCTTGCTCGTTCGTGAACGCCAGCCCATCCGCTCGGTCGAGCGGCAGGTAGTAGCGGCCAGCGATGAAGCCCACGTCCCCACTCAGCAGACGCAGCGTCTTGTTGCAGCGGTACATGTTACACCTCAGTGGTGCAGGTGACACGGTAGCTGATGACTTCCTTCGCACCCGGCAGCACACCGGCATGCTGAAGCCACTTCAGGTACTCGTTGGCCACGTACTCGCACTCGCTACGATCACCGCTTGCATGCGGCACGTTGCTGATGCTGCGTGGTTCGCAGAACTTGTAGCTGTGCCACTCGTGATCCACACGCTGGAGCATGGGATCAGGGAGGGACACGAGGATGGTGAGTGCGAGGCAGGCTAACATGTTAGCTCCTTCTTGAGGTGCGTGATCATCTGGTCGAGCAGCGCCCATCGTGCCTTGCCGTACTCGCTGTCATCCCACATGTCATCCTGATTGATGAACGCTCGGAACGCAGACTCGTTAGGATCAGGCGACGGAACAGGGTACCCGGCATTTAGCCCCAGCTCATCGAAGATGTCGCTGCAATCTGTGATGTCCAAGCCGGCGTCGCTAGCCATATCGTTGATGTTGTCGCAGATGCCTGTCTCTCGTACGTTAGGACCATCTGATTGCAGCTGACGCAGCAGGCCCAGCAGATTGTAGCGGGAGGATAACATGTTAGTTCTCCTTGATGACGAAGTGATAGCGCAGCACGTCCAGCGAAGCGCTGCTCAGGTAGCTGGTGTTGAACGCCTCACACAAGGCGTCAGCCATTGGGTTGTCCGGGTAGTGCCGGCCATCCACGTTGCGGAAGCACAGCGTGACGGCGTGCATCACGCAGTCCTCAGATGGTTATCCTTGTGCGCCGCAGCGTACGCCAACTGCTCGCTGCTGTAGGTGCGGGGACGGTAGCTGATCTCATCCGAGGTGATGCGTGCCCAGGCCCAGCGGCCAGGCTTCTTGGGGTTGCGGGTGAGGTTGATGATCTTGATGCCGCTCGCATCAACGACACGACGGATGAAGGCTTGGTTGGACATGATGCTCTCCTTACTTGGTGGACAGGCGGGCCAGCTTGGAGCCGACGACACGGCGGCGCAGCGTGCGCTTCAGCTCGTTGCTGCCGAGGCGCAGCGTCACGCCGGGGTTCTCGATGGTGAACGTCTGCTCCAGCTTGGTCAGCGGGTTGATGAACGTCTGCTGACGGTAGGTCTTGGACTCGTGAACCATGCGCGGCACTTGCTTGGTGGCGGTGTGGTTCGGGCTGTTGGTGCGGGTCTTGCTCATAACGTACTGCTCCTACGTGGGTTGGATGATGCGCCCTGTTACCAAGGCGCATGGTGCAACCAGACTAACATGTTAGCCTGCTCTCGGCACACCACGCATGTGATGCTGGATGATGCGGGCCATCTTCGGTATCTGCCGGCGATTGAACTGCCGGTTCCACCCTCGTGCGCCGGCCAGTGCCGACAGCTCAGCGACCGACAGCTCACCCTGCTGCACGACGAGGCTGTAGTTCTCGCTCCACTGGAAGTGCCTACCTGCTGGCACCTGTAGCTTGGCATCGAACATGATCTGCTCGGTGCCCAGGTCCAGCTGAAGCACGACGTGCATCAACGAAAGGCCGTACTCCTCCACGTCCCTGATGTGGTGGATGCGACGAATGGCTCCGATCTCAGCGCGCGTCTCATCCAGCTCGTTCTTCCCGCTATCCCACCCAGCCAGGCTACGGCCTGTCACACGGTAGCCCTTGCGCTGGAGCGCACCGCCTACCAGCGCAGCGTACACGCAGCACCCACCCTGGTTCAGGAAGGGCACAGCCTGCATCACCTCACGTCCCATCTCCTCCAACTTCTGAGCTAACATGTTAGCCTCCAGCACGACGGCGCATGGCCTCGATGGACTTCCGCTCACGCCTACCACGGGCGGTGTAATGCCCGATGGGATTGCGCTGCTCGCACTTCATCACGTACCACAGCAGGCCGCATGCCACCAGCCCGCTGAGCAGGCACAGCCAGAGCAGCGCGCTCATGACACGTTCGCCAGCTTGTGCAGCTGCGGCCACATCTTGGCCAGCTCAGCGCGCATCTCACCCACCACGCTCGGCTTCTGCGTCATGCCGATGTGCTGGTGCAGCGCACGGTACTCAGCCACGGTCAGCGACACGCGGCCAGGCTTCTGATACCTGTCCATCACCTTCTCCTTGCTCGAATGTTATAGCTGCACCCTGTTGCCAAGGTGCAGACTAACATGTTAGCCCGGCGTTCGGCCTGTCAGCCTACGCCCAGCACTCTCCGCCGTGTCGCGGAACATGAACGGCACCACCACCGTGGTACCGAACCGGCTCGGGTCACGCCACACCGTGTGGCACAGGTGACGCAGCCCTGCCGCCTCGATCTCCTCGTCCGGCACCTCCTCGCCGCAGTAGAGGAACAGATACTGCAAGCCAGCAGACCAGCCACCTACCCGCTGCATCGCCTCGTGCCCAGTCTCGCCGGCATCAAGGTGCTGCTTGGTGACCACGCTGCTGAACACCAGCGCCTCGTGAAAGACTGACATGTTAGCTCTCCAGCTCAGCGAGCAGCGCCTTCAGGGCGGCGATCACCACCGGGTTCTTGCCAGTGCGGCGGATGATCGTGAGCGCAGTCTTCCACGCATCGTCGCCACCGCCCATGTCCAAGCTGCCACCCGTGTCGCCGTCACCCTCACCAACGTCGCCCTGCCCATCGGACACAGCGCCAGCCGACTTGTCGGACTTGACAGCCTTCGCCCTGACGGCCTGCCACGCAGCCTTCACCTTGTCGCCGTCCACCTCAAAGCTGACACGCATGGTGCCCGCCTCGTTCGTGGTACGGTTGCAGCCCACCTTCCATGCTGCCAAGGCGTTCTTGCGCTTGCCGGCATCCTTCACGCCAGCAGCCACGCCGATGGCAGCGTCCAGCAGGTGCAGCTGGTCCGTCGCAGCGGCAGCCCGGATCAGCGCCGTCGTCTCACCGTAGGTGCCGACCGCGGTGACAAACCGCTTGCCAATGGCAACGGCCTGCTCGGTCGAGTATGTCTTGATGCTCATGTGTTCGTTCTCCTGAGTGGTTGGGGAAGGGTAACATGTTAGCCCGGCCAGCAGGCAGCAGTGTATCCCTTCATGAACCACTCGCGTTATCGACTGCGGCAGGGTTAAGCCCCGACGCCATCTCACGCTCAGACGGAGCTTGCCTGCTCCGTGCGTTCATCATAGCCGGCCTTTTCTTTGCCGACTACGCTCTGATTCCGGTCACGTCTAGCGTGCCTTGTCCTAGAGTCCGACCATATGCGGGGCCGTTCCTCGGGCGCTATTCGCCCGCTGTCATCAGACCAAGGGTCCGAGCCTTGCTCATGTTCATGCGTGCCGTAGCTCGCACCGGGCCTGTAGCGTGTCGCCCTTGTTATGCTGGATCGAAGCCTAGCGCAAGCCTTCGCATCCTGTCAACCGCGGTCGCTTGGCCACCTACAGACAAGCCGCCCCGCTTGTCGGTGAGGGAGAGGCGCTATCTGTTAGCCGCTTCACCGTACCGACGATGCCATGTTGCCTGACTCATTCGGCCCTGTCAAGTCGCCACGATTCGGCGCCTGTAAACCTGACTCCAGCCTAGCCGCTGATCCCGGTTTCCCGTGGATCGGTGCGGCATGGGGTGAACTATACGCACCGAACCTGAACGGCAGCTGAACGAACCTGAACGGGTTATCCACATATCCACAGGGTTGTCCACAGGACGCGGTGCAGTGGACGAGAGGACCGCGCGCGTGCGCAGGCAGCGTGACGTGGCCACCAAGGAACCGGGCGCATGACGCGGGCGCGAGGAGAGAACGCGAGCGCGCTCAGGCACGTAGGCGCTGTGAGGGCGACAGGAGGAACCGCGCGCACGCACACACGATCCCGCGCGTCCACACAGGCGAGCGCTGGCGGGCGCAGGCGGGCACGCGCGTCGCACCGGGCATGCCAGCACCAGCGAGCGGCGGAAGCGCGCAGGGGCCACCCAGGGGTGCCGGGGTGCCTCAGTGTGTACTTCCCGCGTGCCTCCAAAATCTCGCCAAAACCCTCGACCTGGGCCGGGCTGGCTCCTGGGCCAAGCGCGTTAGCAGGGCTTGACAAGCTGGAGGAACGTGCTATACTTAGGGTATGGAGCGAGAAGAAGCTCCTGTCCCACCTGCCCCGGTGGGCCGGACCTGGCACCCTATCGCCAACCGGCTAAACAGGCATGCGGTAAGAGCTACGCCGGCTTCCCCTACAGACACAGTAGTGTGGGAGACGGGAGGGTGCGCAGGAAGCTACGGCTGGCCCGCACCGCGACCGAAGGCTAGCCTCCTCACTACGATCTCGACAGCCAAGCGCGCTGCCGACCAGACAAGCAGTGGCCCCACCCCCACTAGAAATTGGGTGGCCTGATAAAGACGGATAGGGATGCACGCTGGTGGGAGTAGCAGGAAGCCACCAGCCTCTGCATTGCGTACTCTAAGTGGACTCGTTGCTCGGTACTCGGGACTCGGACATGCTGGTATAGGTGCTGGTTAGAGAACAGGGGTGGAGGGATCATGAAGGACGCTAGGGGGATAGGTGTAAGCAGATTCTGGAATATGGAATATGAGCGTAGCGAATCAGTGCTAGGCTCCAAGTAGCCAGGTGCCGGTAGCGGGCAGGGAGGACCACCTCAAGCCTGCTGCCTCCGCCTGGCTTTGCTGTTTCACCCTTTGACAGGAGAGCCACATGGCTGCCAAGAAGAAAGCTGCGAAGAAGGAGCTGCCCAAGGGCTTCATCCCCTTCGGCAAGAAGAAGGCTGGCAAGAAGAAGTAAGCTGTACGGGAGGATGGTGTAAAGGCTGCACGTCGGAATGTGAATCCGCAAGTAGGGGTTCGAGTCCCCACCTCCCTCCATCATGTTGTACCCAGATGCACCACGACATAGAGCATACATCGCCCGGAGATTGACATGGCACAAACCTACAAGACTGACCGCTTCAACATCCCGCAGCTGCCGGCTCACGCCGTCGCCGTTGCCACCCTCACTGGCCTGGCCCGCGACGACGCAGCCAAGCCGGACGGCTTCTCGGTCTACGTGACCAGCGCCGGCACCATCGTGGGCACACCGCTGGGCAAGGATGGGGTGAGCATCACGCTGACCTTCACCGATGTCCACATTGGCCACGTGATCCCGTTCCGCTTCAAGCTGGTGGCCGCGTCGCACACCGCCACCTTCGTGGCCCTGTACTAAGCCATGTCCCTCAACCTCTCCCTCAGCCTCCCGGCACTCCTGTTCCGACAGGCGCTGGGAGGGGCTGGTGCTCCGGCTGCGTTCACCGAGCTGACCAAGAGCGGCAACCAGGCCGTAGCGGCGAACACCGCGATCCTGTCCTTCGACACTGCTGACCGTGACCCGCTGGGCGCGTACAGCGCTGGCGCTCCGACCCGGTTGACGGTTGGACCTGGCATCAGCTGGGTGCAACTGGCTGGCGCGATCAACACCTCCAGCCTGGGTAGCACCACCGCGGTGATGGGCATGTCGCTGCTGAAGAACGGCGCGGTTGTGGCCGGTGGCTTCCAGCACTGCCTCCGCCTGGTGACCGGCGTGCAAAGCATCTGCGTCAAGAGCGCACCGCTTCAGGTGGTTGAGGGCGACTACTTCGAGCTGCGCATCGACAGCCCGGATGACGCTGCCTTCACCATCATCCCGCAGAACCTGACCACACTGAGCCGTACCCGCTTCACCATGCGAGACCTGGTGGATGTGGAAGGCGCCCTGGTCGAGCTGACCACCAGCCCGGCTCAGGTCAACTCGCAGCCGCTGACGTACGACGCTGAGCGCTACGATACGGACGGTATGTTCACCGCACCGGGTACTAGCATCAACATCCCGGCAGGCTGGACACGCGCTGAAGCAATGGCGTATGTGGACTTCGTGAGCACAGGTAGTACGAACCCCACCGGCCCGGTCATCAACTACAGCCTGGCGGCAGCAAGCGCTCGCATCTATGGTCTGTTCGGCTCTGGTCCTAACATCACGTTGACGACAGGCTCAATGGGTGTGGCGGAGGCGCAGTTCTACTCCTTCACTTCCCAGACAACTGACACCTCATACAACCAGGGTGCGGGAAGCTGGGCGTCGGTGGTCAACACGACCGACCGAGTCGGAGCACGTGCGCGGATCAACGGAGATCAAGCTCTGAACCTTAGCCTATCGGCTGCCATTGTGTTCAACACGGAGGTGTACGACGACGCAGGTTGCTTCGATGCAGCGGGAACAGGTCGCATGACGATCCCGGCTGACTACAGCGCCGCGGAAGTGTCGTGGGGCTTATCCACCACTGGCACGGGAATCTCTGGCACGCTGGGCAGCTGGTGTGAACACCGCAATGCAGCTGGCACCTTGAAGGAGACCTTCCAGTCGAGCACAGGGGCCGGCAACAACGTCGGGCTATTCACCGCTGGCTGCACCGGTCCCATTGTGGTGGAAGAAGGCGACTACTTCACCGTCCACCCGATCTCTGATGACACGTCCGCTACCGTGACCAACACGGTGAGTACGTTCTTCGCCCTTGAACTATTCGGAGCTGCTGAATGAACCTAGTACCTGATTGGAAGAAGTCGTGGCGCTGGTTCAGCATCCACGCGCTAGCGTTGCAGACTGCTGCGACGCTGGCCTGGCTGCAAGTCCCTGCTGATCTTCGGGAGGTAATCCCGATGGAGATGCAGGTGGCTGCCGCGGTGGGTATGTTCCTGCTTGGCTGGGTCGGCCGCATCGTTGACCAGCCGGAGAAGACAGCATGATCCTGGCGCTGATCCGCCCTTACCTGCAACCGATCCTCGCCGGCGCACTTGCGCTGGCGCTGGTCTTCGGTGGTGTGCAGACCTGGCGCCTAAAGGGCGCTCAGGCTGACGCAGCCAAGTCTCAGCTCAGCTCTGTCGTCCACGAGGCCAACGCCACCGTGCTCGAGGATGCTGTCGAGACGCAGACCCAAGCCGTCGAGCAGCTTGCTGAGAAGCAGGCAGCCGACACGACCTCCCGCGCCAAGCGGGCTACCCAGGTTTTGGAACAGAAGCCGGTGCCACACGCACCTGGAGCTGATGCCCTCAACCGTTGGCTGGAGACACAGTGATGAATCCGCACTTCACGTGGGTTATGTTCGCGCTTCTGCTGTTGGCCTTTGGGCTCAGCGGTTGTTCCTCCAAGCCGGCGCTGGTCCGAACCGTTGAGGTGAAGGTGCCAGTGTACATCGTCCCGGCCCCGCCTGCGGCACTCGCCGCATGTGGCGAGATCAAGCCAGGCTTCCGCTTCTATTCGACTTCTCCGACGAGTAAGGACGTGCTGATTCTCGAGAAGGACCAGCTGGCGTTCCAGCGCTGGGTCGAGGAGAAGAACCGCTGCATCAAGGCCTGGAAGGAATGGGGGAAGCCGCAATGACGACCGACCGCATCATCGGTGCCTTGCAGGCGGATATGGAGAACGTCAAGGACGACGTAGCCTACATCCGCGCGCACATGGTCACCCGGCAAGAGTTCGAGCGCACAGCGGCTGAACACTCCGGCTTCCGCCGCGACATCGCCGCGCTTCAGAAGACAGACGACCGCAGTGAGATTCTGATCAAGTGGGTTGAGCGCGGTGTCTGGGCGCTCGTCGTGCTTGGAGCTGCCACCCTATTCGGAGGTTGAGATGAGCATCACGGTACACCCATACACCCTGAGCGGCACCAACCCGCAGTCGTCCAGCTTGACGTATGACCAGGAGACGGGTTTGCTGTGGGGTACCGGCAGCACCTCCGGCAACTTCGTCGTCGGCATGTCGGCGGTTGCGCCGTATGTTGAGACCTCGCGTCTGACGGTGGACATCGCAGGCGGGCAGGAGTACAGCTACTTCGTCGGGCGCTACAGCGGCAAGCTGTGGACGCAGACCGGCTCTGGCAACTCCCGACCGCTGATCATGACGGACCCGCTCACCGGTTCAGTGCTAGACACGTTCGGCTCGAACGGTTCAGGTCTGAGCATGAGCAGCACCAACATCAAGACCTGCAACTGCATCGACGAGGCGCTGGACGGGGAAGGCAACATCTACGTCCTGGGCAACGGTGTGCTAGGCGACGCGCTTGTGTTCACGGTGAACGAGGACCGCAACCAGTTTACATACCTCGGGCACAACAACGCCGCGCTGGAGATCGCCAACGCCTCAACCGGCATCGCTCCCGATCCTGACACTGGCGCCCCGCGCTGGATTTGCATGATCGGTAACGCGGTGTACCTCACTACCGTCGCAGGCACCACGGTATCGCAGACGCTGCTGGTGAACATCACAGATGGCGCGGTAGAGCTGGCGCTGTTTGGCGTCAACATCGAGAACGGCGGCTCCCAGGAGCTGGCTGCATCCTACGATGTGATCAACGACCGGCTGATCCTGTTCGGCAATTCTGCCATGTGCGCCCTGGACTGGGGTGTGTGGAACGTGGCGGCGTGGAACCGCTCGTTCACGGGCTCGATGGGTTCAACCGCTGGCTGGGGCCGCGAGCCTCAGATTCGTGGGGCTGCCAAGCACATCGGCTTCGCCACCCAGGATACGAACACGCTCCGTGCCTACCTGGTTCGCCTGTCGGATGGTGCGTTGATTGCCTCAGGGTCGCAGCTGTACAGCAACTCGGTTAGCAGCTCGTTCCCGGCGCAGTTGTGGGATGAGTTTCAGGAACGGGTCTTCATCCGCCTCCCTGAGACGGAGATGATCGCCATTCAGTTCAGCGTGGCCATCTACCCGACTGAGCCGACCGAGGAAGACCCGTTCGATCCGAACGATCCTGACCTGGGCAACCTGTCTCCGGTGCTGCGGCAAGGCCCGGTGATCCGAACGGTGAACGACAACGCCCTGGCAGTGCAGGAAGCGCTGACCAAGCTGGCCGACATCGACAACGTGGATGGAGATGTGCTGCAACTCACGCTGGACCTGAACGGCCACCGGCTGATCAACCTACTGGACGACGGCGCACCGCAATCTATCAAGCTGAGGAGCTGACATGGCAACCACCATCGACTACACCGACAAGCCGGATGACTACTTCATCACGGTGGCGCAGATCAACGCGCTGTTTCAGCAGATCAAGACTGTGCTCGATGGCAAGATGGATGTCCGGGGCTTCACCGCCTCGGAGTCCATCGTGTGTGTCGGCACCACGGTACTCAACGTGCCTGAGCCCACTGAGGCCGGCGACCTGGAGCGAATCTGATGGCCCTGACCCTGGTAACTGTCACCGCTGCGAACCTTCACGAGGCTTGCAACGAGAACTGGCGGCGCATCTACGAGGAGATTGGCAAGAAGGTGCCACTCACTGGTACCATCCGCCTCGAAGGTGACATTGACTTCGACAATCTGTACACCATCAAGGGCATCACCCCGGATGGTCCTAACACGGCAATCTCGAATGACTACGAAGCCTGAGTTCAACTACGCGGAGTGGCCTGCCTCTCCGCAGGAAGGCTACCGCATTGGTACCAACTACCTGACGGTGGGCCTATTCGTTGAGCTGGAGCGCGGCAACACCGGAGACCCGCTCTACAGCCTGGGCGAGACGGATGTGTGGGATGAGGCGCGTCAGCGCTGGTTCCCATCCGCCCGCCTAATCTACCTGGCCAGCAAGGGTGAGCACGACGCCATGCAGAAGCTGGTCGGCAGCTTCAAGCAGTGGGCCAAGCTCAAGGAGCTGGAGTGGTTCCGCAAGGAGCTGGACGGCTGGATGGCTGAGTGGGCCATGAAGAAGGAACAGCACGCGCGAGAGCTGCTAGAGTTCCACGCCTTCAAGAATCCCAGCGCTGCCAAGACACTGTTCGACGACGCCAAGAAGAAGGCGCCAGGTCGGCCGGTCAAGAGCCGCGCCAAGAAGGACAACAGCACCGACGTGGAAGATCACATCAACCGCGTCACCCAACTGAGGAAGTAACGTGGCCAAGCCAACCCGTGACGAGATGCGCAAGATGGCGGAGGTAGACCTCTACACCTTCGCCGTCCTAACCAACCCCGGCCGGGTGTATGGCGAGGAGCACAAGCGCTGCTTCCAGTGGCTCCAGAACAACGAGCTGTACCAGCTGCTCCTACTGCCGCGGTCCCACATGAAGTCGCACTGCATCGCGGTGTGGTGCGCCTGGTGGGTGACCAAGCACCCCTGGACCACCGTGATGTACGTGTCGGCCACCGAGGGCCTGGCGCTCCAGCAGCTGTACGCGATCAAGCTCATCTTCGAGTCGGATGTCTACCGCCTGTTCTGGCCGGAGATGATCCACCCGGATGAGGCCAAGCGCGAGAAGTGGGCGGCTGCTGAAATCAAGGTGGACCACCCGATGCGCAAGGAGCGCGGCGTGCGTGACGCCACCGTGCTGGCCAAGTCCATCGGCTCGAACACCACCGGCCTCCACTGCGACGTGCTTGTGCTGGACGACATCGTGGTGCCAGACAACGCATACACCGAGGTAGGGCGCAAGGAAGTCAGCGCCTCCTACTCACAGTTCTCCTCCATCGCCAACCCAGGCGCCGTCGTCAAGGCGGTGGGTACGCGCTACCACCCGAAGGACGTGTACGGCATCTGGCTTGACACCACATCCGAGACGTTCGATGAGCAAGGTAACATCACAGGGCAAGAGAAGGTGTGGGACGTGCGCGAGCGCCCGGTCCACGACGAGGCCGGCAACTTCCTGTGGCCCCGTGAGAAGGATACGAAGACTGGACAGTGGTACGGGTTCGACCCCAAGACCTTGGCCCGCATCCGATCCAGCTACTTCAGCATGGGTGAGCAGGCGCAATACTTCGCACAGTATTTCAACAACCCCAACGAGGCTTCCTCCAACAGGGTGGACAACCAGGCCTTCGTCTATTACAATAGGGAGAAGCTGGTCTGCATCGGTGGTACGTGGCACTACAACGGCAAGCCCTTGGCAGTGTATCTGGGTGGGGACTTCGCCTACACTACGAACCAGCGAAGCGACTACACGGCGTACGCTGTCGTCGGGATCACCGAGGATAACTTCCGCCTGATCCTGGACCTGGATCAGTTCAAGACCTCGAAGTATGAGGAGTATTACCAGGCCCTGTTCCGGCTCTACCGCAAGTGGGGCTTCAAGAAGGGCAAGGTCGAAGTCAACAGCGGCGCTAACGTCATCGCCAACTACATCAAGGACCGCATCCGCGAGGAAGGTCTGCTGTGTAGCCTGACGGTGCAGAACAGCGTCCAGAACAAGGCAGAGCGCACCGCCGCTGTGCTGGAGCCAGTGTACGCGCAGCAAGCCATCCTCCACTACAAGGGCGGCTACATGAACGAGTATGAGGAGCAGATGCTCCTGGCTCGCCCAGCACATGACGACTTGCGAGATGCTGTCACGCTCGCGGTCGAGGTAGGCAAGCCCGCTACCAAGAACCGTCAATCCACCCACGAAGACCCCCGCGGCAAGGTGGTCAACATCCGCTTCGGCGGACGGAGCCGTTAATGAGCAAAGCATCTGTCGAGCTGGCCGGCCTTGAGCCCAACCAGCTAGCCGCCCACGTCAGCAGCCTGTACGAGCAGTGGCATACCAGCCGCGTCGAGCACCGCAAGCGCCTGGCCGAGATCAAGTCGTACATCTACGCCACCAGCACGAAGGAGACCACCAACGTCTCCAACCCCTGGAGCCACACGACCCACATCCCCAAGCTGACGCAGATCAAGGACAACCTGGGTGCGCAGTATTCGTCCGCGCTGTTTGGCCGTGACGAGATCTTCAGCTTCGAGCCTGGCGACGCTGAGGCTGCGGTGGCCGGCAAGAAGAAGGCGATCAACGCCTACCTGCTGACCAAGCATAAGTACAGCAAGTTCCGCTCCGTCATGAAGCAGCTGCTGGATGACTGGGTCGAGACAGGCAACTGCTTCGTCCAGCTCCAGTATGTGCGCGAGATGGGCAAGGATCGGCAGGGCAACGCGGTGGTGGTGTACGAAGTGCCGAAGCCTTTCCGCATCAGCCCGTACGACATCGAGTTCGACCCGACCGCCATCGACTTCGCCAGCACGCCGAAGGTTGTGCGCCAGGTGATCACGCGCGGCGAGTTCTTCCGCAACGTGGAGGAGATGCCGGAGCTGATGTACGACCCGGCTGAAGTAGATCGCATGAAGATGTTTCACTCCACCGTCAGCACCATGAAGGCGGATGACATCGAGAAGATCAACCAGTCCACGCTGGACGGCTTCGGCTCCTACGGCCAGTACATCACGTCTGGCAAGGTAGAGCTGCTGCACTTCTACGGCGACATCTACGACCCGGTCGAGATGAAACTGCACAAGGACGCGATGATTACCGTGGTGGACCGCCGCTTCCTGCTGCGCAACGTGTGCGCCTCAGACTTTGGCAACATCGGGCAGATTTACCACAGCGGATGGCGCAAGCGCCCCGACAATCTGTGGTCAATGGGTCCGCTGGAGAACCTGGTGGGCATGCAGTACCTGATCGACCACCTGGAGAACGCTCGAGCGGATGCCTTCGACCAGATGCTCAGCCCAGACGAGGTGTACATCGGCCAGGTAGACACCGTGCAGGATGGCGCCGTGCGCAAGCACTACATCGACGATGGTGAGGGCAGTGTCACCCAGCTCCGGCCGGATGCCACCGTGCTCCAGGCCGACTTCCAGATTCAGGTGAAGGAAGCCCAGATGGAGGCCTACGCCGGCGCACCGCGCGAGGCAATGGGCATCCGGTCACCCGGTGAGAAGACGGCCTTCGAGATCGAGAGCCTTCAGAACGCCGCGGGTCGGCTGTTCCAGGTGAAGATCGAGGACTTCGAGGTGCTGGTGGAGGACTTGCTGAACGGCGAGATCGAGCTAGGCCAGCGCAACCTCTCGGTCAGCGACCTGGTGGAAGTGATGGACGACGACTTCGGCGTGGTGGACTTCATGAAGATCACCCGCGAGGACTTGCTCGCCCGTGGCAAGCTCCGCGCACGCGGCGCCTCCCACTTCGCCCGACGCAGCCAGCTGGTGCGGGAGCTGTCCCAGTTCGGGCAGACCCTCCAGGCTGATCCTGCCCTGGCTGTCCACTTCCCCGCCCTGGAACGGGCCAAGATGTGGAACGAGCTGATGGGCTTCGAGCGCTTCTCGGTGGTGCAGCCCTTCGGCCAGATCGCTGAGGAAGTTGACAAGCAGAAGATGATGCAGAGCGCCCAGGCGCTGGTCGAGCAGGACCAGGCCGCGGAAGGCGCGGTGGCAGCAGCTGAGCAGGAGGTGTAATGGACGCACGACTCGCCCGCGGGCTCAAGCCGGAAGGCCAGGAGGAGCTGAAGCTGTGGATGGTGAACAACCGCCACCGGCTGGAGCTGTTCACCGACATCCTGTCCAAGTCTGTCGCTACGGCCAATAACCACAGCGACAAGGCGGAGACATTCGCCGGCCCGAACGCGCTGGCGGAGCTAGCCCACGCGGCCGGCTACCGCCAGGGGCTGCGTGAAGCCATCGCCCTCTTGACAAACCGCTAGAAAGTGCTATACTTGGGGTATGAGGCGCTGACCGGTGCCTCTCCCATCCTTGACCGAGGAAATTATGACCAGCTTCAACACAGATGCACCCGCAGGTACGCCGACCAGCACGCCAGCGGCCGGAACCCCGAACGCTACGCAGACTCCCGCCCAACCAGGCGTGGTGATTGAGTATAACGGCCGGAAGTTCACCCAGGAAGACGTTCTCAACAAGCTCGCCAACGCTGACCAGTTCATCGAACAGCTCAAGGCCGAGCGCGCCGAGGATCGACGCTTGCTCACCGAGGCGACCGCCGCGTTGCGCACCACCGTCGCAGCCAAGGAGCTGTTGCAGACACCGACTCCCGCACCGACTGCCCCGGCAGCCCCTGATGCGCCCGTCTTCGACGTGGCCAGCCAGGTGGAACAGGTCATCACGGCGCGAGAAGTGAAGCAGACCCAGGACGCCAACTGGAAAGCTGCGCAGGAAGCGATGACGGCAGCGTACGGCGCCAACGCCGACGCGAAGGCCAAGCAGGTTGCGGCAGAAGTGGGGATGTCAGTGGATGCACTGGTCAGCCTCGCCAAGTCCAGCCCAGCCGCCTTCAAGCGTCTGTTCCCTGAGCTTTCAACCGCACCCAAGACGCCAGTTGCAGCGGCGCCATCGGGTGGATTCAACCAAGCAGCCCTACCGGTCACCGGCGAAGGTCGCAAGTCCAGTGGATTCTGGGAAGCGAAGTCGTCCAAGGACCAGGTGTCTGCATACCTCAACCGCCTCAAAGAGCTTTCAGGAGTTTAATCAATGGCTAACGTCACCGGTAACCAGAGCCCGATCATTAAGGCTCAGGTGTATTCTGAGTTCATGCTGGAGCA